GTGGCAGATAGGAAGAGGGTTGAAGTTGAAAAATTTAAATCCAAACTTACTAATGTCGAAACGGATGCTAAAGCAAATAACAAAGTGCAGGCTGAAAGGCTTGCCGGAGCAGTGAAGCTCGCAGCTGAGAAATCCAAAAATGTAATGGGTTCTACTCCAGAAGCTGGCGAGACATTGTAGAAAGGAAAATAACATGGAACAAGCTGAAGCAATACAACCTACCGAAGAACAAGTCGTAGACGATGTTTTAGGTAGTGGTGACGGTATGTCTGATACCTTTTTTGAGGATGATGCCACACAAGAAGAAGATGTTCTGGGATTTAATGAAGTTCCAGAAAGTAATGCTCAAGATTTGACTTCGCAACAGCAGACAGATTGGGAACAGGAAGCACGTAAGTTCCAATCGCTTTATGACAAAGCCCAGTCTGAAAATGACAAATATAAAGGTGTCATGACTGCCTTAGCGGAGAAGCAACTTCAAGAGCAGGGTTATGGTGATGGTGTCAATCAGAATAGCAGTTCAGAACCTTCGCTGTCCGAGGATGAGTTTAATCCTTGGGACGCATACTACAAACCGGATTCAGCTTCATATAAGTATAGAACAGCTCAAGAACAGCGTTCTGTAAGTGAAGCAGTTAATCAGCAACTTGGTCAAATGAATGAGCAAATTATGATTAATAATACGGTTAGCGAATTGAAGAACAAATACAAATTGAATGAAAATGAAGTCAATCAATTTATGGAATTTGCTACAAGACCAACAGAACAGTTATCTCTTGACACTTTAGTCAAGGTATGGCGTGGTTCTACTGGTAATGTAAAAAGACCTGAAGTTCGCAATTCGGTAGAGGCTGCGAAAGCAGCTAAACAAGCACCACGCAGTCCGGGCGCTTTACAAGGAGCTCCCCCAGCAGTCAAAGATGAATTTGATGAAATGTGGGATGGAGTAAAGAACGCCGGAGGCATGGGAAGCAGATTACCTTAATTAAATAAAGAAAGGAAAGCATAATGGCTACAAGTGCAGCTGGCTATATTCGAGGCCAGATTTCAAGTGCTGATATGGCGACAACTGCCGGTAATAGTCATGCTTCGGCTCATGGGGCAACCCCAGATAGTAGGCGAATGTATGACTTTAGCGATAGAGTCGCTGAGTTAGCCCCAGAAGAATCTCCTTTTTTTGTATATCTGAGTAAAATAGCAAAAGTACCTACTTCTGACCCAGTATTTAGGTTCCTAGAAAATCGTAGTAAAATTGATTGGACAAGTCGTACATTATACGCTGATAGTGCCTTAGGTTCACTAGCGGCTGGTGTATCTGGTGTCCTTAATTTTGATGACGGTGCAGGAGCTAATGTTGATTGGTTAGTTCCGGGTATGGTTGTTGCTGTTGAAGTGGTTGATGGAAAATCTCATGCGATATTTCGCTTAGATTCAGTTTCTGTTAACTCAACTGAAACTGTATGTGACGTTACTTGTTTAAGTCTTGGTAACTCCTCTGAGAGTGGTTACGATGCTGTAGCAGCTAACGACCCAGTACAGGTTATTGGTACTGCATTCGCTGAAGGTTCGGGTTCGCCAGATGTCTGGTCTAAATCATTAGAAGACGATTTTGGTTATACTCAAATCTTTAAGACAGCAGCAGAAATGACCAATACGTCAATCGCTACTAACTACAGAGGGTATGCAAATGAATGGCAGAGAATCTGGAATCTCAAATTAAGAGAACATAAAGTTGATATAGAAAGAGCAATGTTATTTGGACAACGCGGAAGACAAAGTGGCGTTCAAAGTACAGAAGGTCTTGCAGGACATATCATCGTAAATCGTCAAGCTGGTACACCCGGGTCTATTTCATATAGTTCTGGTTCTCCGTATTTTGCGGCAGCAGCTTCAACAAGCATGACTTATGATACTTTTTTAAGTGATTTTGAAGTATTGTTTGACCCTGCTCGTGGAGGAAGTAATAATAAACTTGCTCTAGCTGGTTTACCTGTTATCTCTTATCTAAATAAAGTTGGAAATAATAGCTTTATTGATGTATCTCTTGGTGACCCTGATGATACAGGAAATCGTTATAATTTCCAAGCTTCAGAAAGACAAGGTTCTTTTGGGCATAAGATTATGCAATTGAACACTGTTCATGGAGACTTATCTATTGTTCGTGAGCCATTGTTCCGTGGAATGTCAGGAGGATTTTTACTCTTGGCTGATATGGGTCAATTAGCTTATAGACCTTTAGTAGGTAATGGATTAAATCGTGATACTCATGTAATTACTAACGTACAACAAGCTGATGAAGACCTTCGGAAAGATATGATTCTTACTGAAGCAGGTCTGGAAGTAACAATTCCAGAAACTCATATGTTGTATTCGTTTACTGACTTGAATTAGGAGGGTTGAATAATGCGTAGTGATTATTTAGAGAAAAATAGTGGTAGGTCTGATGTAAAGAAAAAAATACGGCATATTAATGCCGCTATTACACTGAAAGCAGAAGATTCTGGAAGTGTTTTTCTTATAAATCAGGGAGCAGCTTATGCTATAACATTGCCTGAGTGCGCTACTGAGGATAATAAATTAATGGGCTGGAATGCCGAATTTATTATTGATACAGCAGACTCTAACGCAGTAACCGTACAGGTTTCTGATGATGATGGTGATAATATGGTTGGGCTAGGTATTGATATGGAAGGTAGTACAGGAACAGAATCTACTGGTTTTGATGTATTAACTTTCATTAGTGGCGCAACAAAAGGCGATAGAGCTTCTATTGTCTGTAGTGGCGATTACTATTATGTATTTAGCGTAGCAGCTGATAAAGCACATATCACATATGGATAATCTTAAATTTGAGAGGTAATAGCTCAATATACAGATTAAATATGGTGGGGCGGGAATTATCCCGCCTCACTAAAAAAGTAAGGGAAAAAAATGGCATCATATAATTCATCAAATACAAAAACAAAAGTTTTTATTCATAATGCTAACCCGGGAACTCAAGGTGATTCTTCAGGGATGGCAAAAGAGATTTATGATTATATCGTTGGTTTAGATAGTACAAATAATGCAATATTATCTGTATCGCATTGTCGTTTAAATGGCGATAGAATTTTAACGCTTATTGTAGCAGGTTCTTAATGAAAGAATGTATACATTGTGATGAGCCAAATCCAGAAGGTTGGTTCTATTGTCGTTCATGTGGAAATAAAGCATCGGACCCTCTGTATACAACTCAAGTTATTGTAAGAGACAGCGGATGGGCTACTGCAATACGCAAAGATTTAATTGGTTTTTCTACTACTACAATGGAAGATAGTGTAAAATCAATGCAAAATAATGTAATAAAAGAAAATTCCAAGAAATGGAATGAAAGAGTAAAAAAAGCTTGGAGACAAGGAGATTAGTATGCCAAAAGTAGGTGGTAAAAAATATTCTTATACAAAAAAAGGTAAGCAAGCCGCGGCTAAGGCAAGAGGTTATAAAAAAGGTGGAGCTGTAAAGCGTGGAAAAAAACGTGGAAAAAAACGGTAATTCTAATTGGCCTAATATAGATTCAGTTGATATGACTGATTTTGATTTTGGAGAAGATTATTTTAATCCAAAATTTATTGTAGCTATTGAAGCATTAGAAGAGATAGCTTCAGCAGGTGAACAAGCTAATCCTGCCGCTCTTGTCAAAATAGCCGAAAAAGCATTAAGGGGTTAATATGGCAACATTAAAAGTTAAAATACAAGAGGATATAATTCTTGGAAATCAAGATTATGGCTCTAAAAGAACATTAGAAATATCTAGCATTGATGAAATATATAAAAGAGTTGTTACTTGTCCAGCTAGTCAAACTACAACTATTGCAGTTTTTAATTCTAATGCATACGGAGCAGCTGGGGCTGTTGATATTGAAGATTCAAAATATATTAGAGTTACAAATTTAGATGGTTCTAATTCAGTTGAGTTAGCTGTTGTTGGAGCAGCTACTCTTTATCAAGTAAAATTAGGTGCTGGTGAAAGTCACATTCTTGGAAGTGCAGATGACTTAATGTTGTCAGAAGCTGATACAAGTCCAAGTTTTGGAACTATGGCTGATTTAGGCAGTATACAAGTAAATCCCGGTGGTAACGCAGTAAGCGTTGAATTATTTATAGCGAGTGCATAATGGCTACTTTTGAAGCACAGGTAGAAGGTTTAACAAGTCTTTCAATAGATGGAAGTAGTGCTCCTACTCAAACTGAATTAACTCAGTTTCTTACAGATGGAGCTAAAGAAATAATAAATGTATTACCAGAAGACCTTTTAAATTTTTGTACATCTTCTGTTAGTTTTACTTCTGGTAGCGCTAGTACTTTAAATACTGGAAAAATATCAAATGTTTTAAGAAGTGATGGGGATATTAGTCAGCCTTGTCGTGATGTACCTGCAATATATAAAGGTAGATATTCAGACCCTGACGATATGAATTATGCTACTCT